TCCTTAGACAGGTGTACAACCTATTTAAGAAGCTTGATATGGATTGCAAGCAGGTATATGTAGACCAAGCCGTAAAGGATTGGCTGCATATCGAGAACGAGTTGCCTCGTTCTCACCAGGACACATGGGATTCGGAAATTCCCGTGTGGTCACTACGGACCGGTCACCCTTTATGGAGTGACACGGTGGTGAACAAGGAATCGAAAGACCTCTTTGCTTTCTCCTTTAAGGATGAGCATCGGGGTCAACTCGGTTCCTTCAATAACTGGGTTCGAGGTGCATATAATGGCATCTCTTACTCTCCGGATGATCCAATTTGGAACATGTTCCGGCGGCTATGCCGCCATATGTGTTACCAACTTGGCCCTATTGACACCTGGTCGTTAAGGCCTAAGCATGGACCCGGGGCTGTCTCCGAGCGTGGAGTCATACGCAAGTATGAGTTCAACGTTTGGCCTCGGAAACTCCAGAACATCTTCCCAGCCGATTGGTTCGCATCACATGACCTTACAGATCGTTCGGTTAGTGATAAAGAGCCACCGGCTAGGATGTGCGCAGTCCCCAAGACACAGAAGGGTCCGCGGTTAATTGCCGCGGAACCTTCTGCTCATCAATGGATCCAAGGTGGAATCCAAAGATGGCTTGAGGACCGTGTCGCTGCTTCAGCCCTGGGAAAATCAATTGACTTCCGTAGTCAGTTGCCTTCCCGAGAGCTTGCGATTGAAGCAAGTTCTACTGGCCAATTTGCCACCGTCGATCTTTCATCGGCGAGCGACAGATTGAGCACGCGACTCGTAGAATGCGTGTTTGAGGGTCACCCTGACCTTCTAGACGCACTTCATGCGAGTAGATCCCGTAGCCTGACAATCCCAAAAGGGTTGACTAGCTTCCACACCAGCGATGAGCTGGTGGTTTTAAGGAAGTTTGGGCCACAGGGGTCTGCGGTTACGTTCCCAGTGCAAACCATCGTTTATACGATGCTAGCGCATACTGCAGTTGCAGCTGTGCTAGGAAACTGGGGACTTCGACCCTCGGACTGGAATGACCGTGCGCAGTATATACGCGTATTCGGTGATGATATTATCATCACTGAACCAGCGGTCGGTCACCTATATCGACTTCTAGAAGAGGTCGGTTTAAAGGTGAATAAGGAAAAGTCCTTTTCTAGGGGACAATTCCGTGAGTCCTGCGGAATGGATGCCTATGACGGTGTCGATGTGACACCTGGCTACATCCGCAAGATCTACCAGCCTTCAAGCCCCGAAGCCTTGGTTTCGGTCGTCGAATGCTCGAATAACCTTTACAAGAAAGGTCTCTGGCATCTCGCCGACAGTCTCCTAAAGACAGTTCCACAGAAAGAGCTAAAAGCTCTGCCTGTGAGCCGGCAGGCTATCGGACCACTCAGTCTCTTCACGTATGTGGAGCAGCCGCTCCTCGCCCAAAGGCGATGGAACAGTGATCTTCATATATGGGAGTACCGCTATTTGACCGTAAGGTCGAAGCAAGAGGTACTCGATCAGAGTGGTGAAGCCTCGCTCCTCCAATTTTTCTCGGAGGAACCAGACCCCATGTTACCATGGAAGTCTGGACAAGCGAGGAAACCGCGACTTAGGAAAACAGTCGCGTGGGTCGACCCTTATCAGGTCGCTGAGGAGGCGTAATCCGTAACTACGGACCAAGCCAATACAGAAGGGG